CTGCAGGACTATGTCCAACCAAGGCTTTCGTTCCTTATGAGGTACGGGTTGCCATCTGGCTAGAAAAATATGCCAGTGATGTTAAATGCTAGGTCATCTCTGAAATCAGAGACCTAGTGAAGGTATTATGCCTGGATACCGTTGGTACACAAACAGGCTTGCATATTACTTCATGATTTCATTTTACATGTTATATTTTTATAGGTGTACATTTATTTTATAACTTGTTTTTTCTATTTTCCTAATGTATGTTATAGTACCCCTTTGATGGGAAGGAGAGCGCCCGAATCTCAGAATTTGGGGAGTTTGGAAGTCACTCAGAGACTTCAAGCGTTGGATGACGCGAACCCACAAGCATTAGAAATGGACTCTCATCAGGATGAAGGACCTCAAGAAGGCACTCCTGCGGAATCTCTGAACTCTCAGAATGTTCATTTTGCTGATGCACACCCTGGTTTTGTTGATGAACGTGGATGGACTAATAGTGATCCCTTGCGGTCGTCCACTCTCATGAAAGATGCAACACTAGAGAATTTCTTTAGCAGACCCATAAAAGTAACAGAGATTGACTGGCCTGTTGGTGCAGGAGTTACTCTCAACACGGTGATCGATCCGTGGACGCTATATTTTGAAAATAAGCGTGTCATAAATCGTATCACCAATTTCAAACTTATGAAGGCTAATTTACGAGTTAAGTTTATGCTTAACGGAAACGCTTTCTATTATGGGCGCCTCTTGGCATCTTATAAACCATTACCCAACCTTGATAGTACCACATTATTACGTCCAGGTATCCAAGCAGACATTGTGGAAGCTTCACAGCGACCACACGTTTTCTTGAATCCTACGGAATCTCAAGGAGGAGAACTATTCCTACCGTTCTTTACTCCTTTGAATATGTTGGACGTACCAGGTCAGGGTTGGGAAGACATGGGTCAGATAACAATATCTTCTCTACAACCTCTAAAGCACGCTAATGGCGCCACACAACCAGTGACGGTGTCTGTCTTTGTATGGGCCGAGAACGTGGATCTTTCTGTTTTAACACAGACAGATCCTGGATCGATCGTCCCACAGGCTAAAGAGGAGTGGAGTGGTATTATTTCTAAGCCCGCCTCCGCTATAGCGAAAGTTGCAGGAGCTTTAACAAAAGTTCCGGTTATCAACAACTTCGCTATAGCAACCGAAATAGGGGCAAACTCTATTGCTAAAATGGCAGCGCTTTTTGGTTATTCTAAGCCGGCTGCCCCAGAAATTTGCCCTCTTCAACCAATGACCCGACAGTCAATGGCTGACACTGATGGGAAGGAAAATCTTGTCAAGTTAGTTGTTGACACTAAGAACGAGTTGACGATCGACCCTAATGTCGCTGGAATTGATGCTAAAGACGAGCTAGTAATTCATGAAATTGCTGCTCGTGAGTCTTTTCTCACTTCCTTCGACTGGAATGTCGGAACTACCGTTGAAACTCTTCTGTTCAATGTCGTTGTTGACCCCTGCATCTTTAATGAAAATGGGGCAACAAATCCTG